GTATTGAGCTTACAGCTGACCATCCAAATATTAATATACTTAGAGACAAGTTTAGAAACGACGGCTCGATTAAATTCAAATGTGATTTCAAGAATGATATCATAAGACAACAAGCCAACGAAGTCTCAGAAAAATTTAAAGAGTATGACTATATTACTGATAAGAATCTATCAGAGTATGAGATACTCACTAGATACATCAATACTAATAAAGGTTATACTTTTATAACTACAGACCAATTGATCGATTTGTTAAAAGAGTAAAGTGAGGTAGAGGATTAATGGCTAGAGGTAATGAATTAAACAATAAATTCATGATTGAATGGCCTAATCTAGTTATATACGTTAGGTATGTATTCCAAACGCTATACAGACAAGACAATCGAGAAATCTTAGCTACGTTGTTAAAGCTTATGAATAAGATGGATCCTGAAAAGGTTTATGATATCAAGACTCAAGAAAAGCACATAAACGTATTTAAGTTTCTCAAGGCTTTATTAGAAAGAAGACTTAATGGTAATAAAGATAAAGATCTTCTTATTGAAGTGTGTACTGATGGTCTAATCAAGAAACACTTACCATTAAATCAAATAGATAACCCATTGAATAGTAGTGACTTTGCAGTTATAGAGCAACGTATCTATTCTGACTATGAAAACTATTCAGTTATCACATACATGGCACAAGCCCATGATAAATTCATTGAGTTGACTACAGCTGGTAGCCAACTAGAACGTGAAGCAGTATTAAAAGATATGCGTCTTAGATTACGTGATATTGGTACGACTTTACGTCAAACAGCTAATACAGCAACAGGGTCAGAGACATTCTCATTGACAGATTCTGATGTATTTATCAGAACTATGGGTAATGTATATGACCGTTTGCATAATCCATCTACTAAGCTTAAGACTGGTATGCAAGCATTTAATAATATCATCTCTGGTGGTTTCGAGAATGGACGTATCTATCTATTATTCGGTCTACCAGGTGAGGGTAAATCAATGACAATGCTTAACTTAGCATTGCAATTGAAGAAATTCAATAGACAATATCAACCTAAAGATCCAACTAAAAGACCATGTATTGTATATCTTACAATGGAAAACTCTCTTGAAGAAACCATTGAACGTGCACATGGTATCTTAGTAGCTAAAGATTTTGATAAAAGATTATCATTAGAAGAAATGACAGAGCAATTTAAGAATAGTGGCTTTGCTGTAACTGATGATGACCCTATTGATATCGTTATTAAGTATATCCCAGCTAATACTGTAGATACAGACTATGTATATGCATTGTATGATGAGCTGGCAGATAGTAATAAAGAAGTCATTTGTATGGTACAAGACTATATCAAACGTATTAAATGTCGTGATTTTGATATTCTTGGTAAAGACCCATACATGGCATTAGGTTCTGTAGTAGATGAGTTTAAACAATTTGCTATAGACAAAGATATTCCAGTTATAACTGCTTCACAGTTAAACCGTGAAGCAGCTAAAGCTATCGATGAGGGACGTAAGATTAGTCGTAATAACTTGGTAGAATGTGTCGGTCGTAATAATATCGGTGAGTCTATCAAGATTCTAGAAAATATCGATAGTGGTATTATCATTATTCCAGAGAAAGATGCCGCAGATAATCCTTATATGGGCTTCTCTCTCATTAAGAGTCGTTATGGTACTAATGCACCTAAGAGATTCTATCATCCATTCAATCCAGAGAAACCAGTTGAGTTGCTCTGTGATGAGGGATGTACAACACCTGTTCATAGATTGACTATGACAGACTTATCATTAGCGGCACAAAATGCTGAATCTGTAAGAAATACTAAACCAGAAGAAGTTAAGAGTGCTGAAAGTGAATTAAAGTCTACAGACCCTAAGATTCCTGTTAAAGAAGAACCAAAAGAGGAAGCTAAACCTGTAGATAAAGAACAAGCTAGATTAGAACGTCAAAAGAAAAAGATGACACCAGAATATTCTGGTACATTACCTAGTGGCACTAAAGCTATTGCTCGAGGAGTTAATCCATTTGCTATAGCTAAACTAGAAATGACAGTTGACAAGTTCAATCAAGATAAGATTAATGGATTCAAGAAGTCTGAGTATACTGATCGTTCATTAGATATGATTAAGTATAACCTAGAGATTCCTGTTAATGCATTAGAATCTGATATATGTCCATATATCCCACCAGAAGAATTTGATGAGATGGTATATGTACGTAAGGGTAGAGCTAATGAGGCTTTAGATAGAGCTCAGGCAAGAGAGTATCTAAATCTTATTAAGAAATGGTCTCCACGTCAAGGTGAGTTTAAGTCTCCATCTATGTTTGTGGCACTACCAAATCAAAGTCTATTATCTGTAGGGTACTTTGCTGAGCAACATGGTATGAAAGATAAAATCAAACCTATGTTTAGAAGTGCAGAACCAATCCCTATGTTTATAGAAGAACCAAAATATGATATTGGATAAAAAACACAGAAGAGTACAGTGTACTCTTCCGTGGATAGATTAGGTTATATCATGTGAGTAGTTATAAGAATCTATATACTTCTTATTAGAAGCATAGACATACGAAAGTAAATTAAGTAGTTCTTTCTTTGGAATTAAGTATATAGTCTTCTTATTAAAGTCTTTGATACTATATAAGCCATTGATAGCTAGTATGATATAATGGAATTCACTATTACCATAGATATCATTAGCTAAGAGCTTTGGTTTATATTTGTATTTACGAAACTCTTCATCAGTTAAGGTTATCTTATATGCTTCTCTCTTGAAGTCGCTAAGATAATCTGTAGTGATTAAGTTTCTAAAAGGGATTTCCAATGTCCCTTTGGATGACGATTTCATATAGTATGAATAAGCATGAAAGTCTGAGTTATTCATTGGTTTCATACTAATGAATTCTTGGATACTACTTATCTCTGTAGGCATCGTAATCCCTCCCTATAACAATTGGTTTAGTAATATCACCACTAGGGAAACCGATTATAAATCTAGTCCCAGGTGGGATATACTTATATGGATATTGCCTAGCAACTTCTTTAGGCATTTCCACTAATATATTAGACCCAACCTGAATCTTGCCACCTTTGATAGGTTCTTTATTGACAAGATTTGATGGTTGTACGTTTATAGTTTGCTTTGTGTTAGACTTAAGATTCATGGGATTTAAAGAGGGTAAATAGAAAGTTTGAAATCCTGGCTTATATTTATCACAAGGCGATGTTAATATACCGATTTCGGTGTGTTGGAAGTCGGTATTAGTGTTATATTCGTTCATGTCGTAAATCCTCCTGATTACAATACTGTTTCAGAGGTAGAAAGGTACTCTTATGGGAAGCATGTTTGTTAGTGTTCAAAAGTTTCCAACTTATACGAGACAAGAATTTGAGAAAGATGTATTCTATACATGTGGTTTAGTATACAATCCAGCTAAGTCTCTACAGATTATGTTTGAAACTGATGTAGGACAGTTAATTCCTGTATTTATTAAAGGTAGACCATTGTGTTTTGAGCAAGATGCTCAGGCATTGACTCTACAAAACCCAGTTATCTATGATCCATTGAATAATGTGGCTATTATGAAGACATTATTCGATATGTATCTAGATTTGGTCCAAGAATCTCCTACGGTGGTTACTTATGCTAAAGTCAATCCTAAGAAGAGAGATATTAAGGGTCAAGTACAAATTGTAATGGATAATGGTGTAACTTACTCATCTGGTATCTATTACAATGACAGTCTTAAGTATATGGACTGTATAAATTATTTATGCGGATATGATACTTCCAATTTGAAAGAGATAGACTTTACTCAATCTGAAATGGAAGCCATCAAAGAACGCAGTAGAGCTAAGAGAGGCCAATAAAGATGAAACAAATTCTAGAGACTCAAGAAAAGTTGAATAAATATATTATGTATGCAGTATTTACTGGATTAGCAATTATTACTGCTATAACTATAGCTGGTGCGGTATTTGGTGTGTTCAGAAGCCATGATGGTGGTAGAACTGCACAAATCAGACCTATATTGGAAGAGCATATCCCTCCTGTTGGTGGACAAGTAGCAGTAACTTATGATTATCCAACAAGTGATGCCATTAATAACATGATTGCTCAAGGATATACTGTAGAGACTATTATTTATGATAATTTTAAAGACCAAGCTATTGTAGTATACAAACGGGTGAAGTAAAATGAAAAAATTTGTGTTTTTAGTGATGATTATGATTTCTCTAGTTTCAGTTACAGGTTGTACTACAAGTTTAAGTTCAACTCATGATAGAGCTGTTGATCTTAATGAAAAAGCATTAAAAGATTTAACCCCAGCTATAAATGATACTGTTGTGGTTTCTTATAGCTATGATGATGAAGTAAACCATGGCATAGCTGATATGAAAGATCGTGGTTTTAAAATTAAAGGTGTTACTGTACGTAGTACTAGCTATGATGGAAGAACTGTAGTTGTTTATACACGGGTACAATAATATGAGAACTTTAATGATTGTATTTCTCGCAGTAGTTGCATTCTTTGTTGCAAGCTGTGGTATAGATACTAGAAGCGATGCTGAGAAAGCACCTGATATAGCTATTATGATTAATGATAGGTCATTAGAAAAAGCTACACCAGATATTGGTGGTATTAAACTAGTGAGATATCTACCAGTATCTGTAGACGCTGGTATAGCTGATATGGAGTCTCGTGGTTATAAAGTAAAGCAAATAACCGATGTCCCAAATACACTATTCCAATCATCAGCAATTACGGTTATGTATGAAAGGGTAAAATAATATGAAAACATTTATAGGTTGTGTTATAGCTATTATTCTTATAGGTATTGGTTCTTTTATATACTATCATACTGATTTAGTAAGACAAGAGACATCAGACCAAAAGTTTAATGTAGCTGTAGCACAAAACAATACATCTTTACAAGAATATACACCAGCTGTTGGGGATACTAAGTCTATGCTTTATAAGACTAAGTATGCTACATATGGTATTGACAATATGACAGCTCGTGGATATCAATTACTTACAGTATATACTGATGATAGACATTATGAATCCTTCGTCGTATTCAAGAGGGTGAGATAATGAAATTCCAATTAAATCCAGGACAGCAGGCAGTCGTTGACGCTGCTGTCAACTGGTTTAATAATAGCTCTGAATTAGTATTTCAGTATACTGGTGCTGCTGGTACTGGTAAGACTGTTGTACTATTTGAGATTATTAACCGTTTAGGATTATCTATTGATGAGCTATTGCCTATGAGCTTTACTGGTACAGCAGCTATAGTTATGCGTAATCGTGGTTTATTCACAGCTAAGACTATACATGCATCTATCTATGAACCTGTAGAGCAAATCCAATATGATGGGTTAGGTAGACCTATTATGGATCCATACTTTAACAAGCCTAAAGTCACAACTAAGTTTGTTAAACGTGAGCAACTAGAGGGTGTTAAGCTTATCTTAATAGATGAAGCATCTATGACACCTAAGTCTATGGTTAAAGACATTGAATCTTTTGGTATTAAGATTATAGCCTGTGGTGATTTGAATCAGTTACCACCTGTAGCTGATGAACCAGGCTACTTAGTAGATGGTAAGGTTCATTTTTTAACTGATATTATGCGTCAAGGAGAGAACTCTGGTATCATCTATTTAGCAGATAGAGCTATTAAAGGACTTCCTATACACTATGGCACTTATAATAATGCTGTAGTTATAGACGAAGATATGCTTACTGATGACTTCTTGATACAGTCTCCTATAATATTGACATGTAAGAACGCTACAAGAGAAACTATTAATGATTATCTACGAGACTTACGTGGTGTAAAGTCTAAGTTACCTATGCATGGTGAACCAGTTATCTGTAGAAAGAATAACTGGAGTATAGAGTGTGATGGTATTAACTTAGTTAATGGTTTACGTGGTACAGTAGAGAACTTCCCAGATGTATCTTCTCGTGGTAGTGAACGTAATATCTTTAAGATAGACTTTAGACAGGGCAGACTATTATTTAGAGATGTCAAGTGTGACTATGATTATTTCAATGCAGACTATGATGATAAGAATAGACTACGTAATAGCCCTTACTCTCCGGGGAATAAGATTGAATTAGCATATGCTATTACAACACATCTCTCTCAAGGATCCCAGTATTATTCTGGGATATTCATTGAAGAGTGGTTACGTAAGGATATTATGCCTAACTTAATCTATACTGGTATAACTAGATTCTCTGATTATATGATATATGTAAAACGCAAACCTAAGTTCTACTAGAGTTATATATTATAAGTATGAAAGGAGGCGTATACTATGCCATATAATAATAATATTAAAGGGGTCAGCGATAAGCCGATCCGATCAATGTTCGTCAAAGTCGAAGACGAACCAAAAGAGAAAGAGTATGTCGATCCACAGGACCGAAAGTATACTCTATTTATTTACTTTATTGAGGGTTATGACCAAGAGAAGACATTTGAGTTCATTACAGGCCAAGATGTAGTACGTGAGTATGTAATTGCAAACGTAGATATCATTGACTTTGAAGAATCTCTTATCTCTAACTGGTCTATTAAACCAGAAGACCCAGTTAATGGGTTTAGATCATTGAAAGATTTCATCTTATATCTAGAAGATTTAGGTGACGAAGATGGAAACTATATCTACAATGATGGATTTAGATTAGGTGACTACTTGGATAGTCTACATGAGATCCAAAATATGAGTGAAACTGAACGACAAAACTATGAAAATGCTGTTCATTTATCACAACCAGGGTCTAGACTGCTCCAAGCAGTTACATCTTTGAACGAAGGGGAAGAAATCTAATATGTATAATCCTAATATCGAGGTGGACCCAAAATATAATATCACTGCTAATAGTGAAGCTTATAAGATGGGTCAAGCAAGAGCTGAAGAGCATATAGCATTCTTCAGACAAAACAATCAACCTATAATGGTTCCAAGTTTCCCAACTGAACCAACTAGTGAAGCGGAGATTTATTTCCGTAGAGGCTATGAGGATAAGTTTAAGGAAGAAACTGGCTTAACTAAACAAATCATCACTGGTACTAAACCATTTGATGCTAGATTAGCTAAGGGTAAGAAAGGTAAGAAGCGTAAGAACTGTATTGACCGTGAAATCAATAATAATAAACAAAATAAGAACTTCTTACTATACTATGGTGATAAAGCCATTAAAGAATACACAAGATTAGCTAAACAAATCATCACTGATTTTACTCATGCTAATATTGATTGTAATATGTACGTAGAAGTATTTACTAATGAACGCTTTATAGACTCTCTATTACAAGCAGCTCAGTTACAAGCATACTTCTATGGTAGAAACGTACAATATGCTGAAACATTTAAGCATGTATGTATGGAAAAGGGTGAAGAGTTCAATTACTATGATGATGGTTTCTTGAACTACTATAGAGCTTTAGCACGTATTAACCAATTAGTATATACGGCTCTAGTACAATTCAGAGACTATCTCAAGCAAGGAGTGTTCCAACCAGAAATCTTGAATCAAGTCCAAGAAAAGATTTATCAAGAGCGGTTGGGGTTACATGCAAGAGACCCTTACGAAAAAATGCGAACTCGATAATGATTACACTCTATCTACTCATTTCTCTAAGAGAATGAAAGAAAGAGTCAATATCAAATCGAAGAAGAAACAGAAGACGTTTCTTAAAAGAGCATTTGAACGTGGTGTTACAATGGAGGAGACGAAAGGACATTCTCTATTGTATCACCACCTAAAACGGGTTGTTAGGTACAACCCAGGCTGTAAAAGTGCCATCTATAACAGGTATATAATTGTCTCAACTAATGACAATATGGGCGTAACTGTCTTGACTCTGCCGGATTGGATTCAAGACATTGTCGATCAATTTGTAAAAACTCTTAAGAGAAAAGGAGAATATACTAGTTATGGAAAAAACTGCAGTTAAACTAGTAAGAGATAAGCGAAAAGCTGTCAATAGTAATCATGATACTCCTGTCAGTGGTATGCTTGTCTATGGTGATAATAATCACAAATATAACTTAGGATTTGTCCCAACTATTTGGGATGATAATAATGAAGTGCTTATTGTAGCACATCAAAATTCAGATCCATCTACAGATACTTACCGTGAACCATTCCAGCTCACAGTAGTACCTTATGAAATGATTCAATATCTTCATATCAATATGGATTTACAAAATGCTAGAGCTATTATGAAAGAGTTTGGTTTTGAAGATAAGATTATTAATCTCTTCTTAAATGAACAAGCTCCTACAACTGATATGTATGCATTTGGTGCAGTACGTAAAGGTGAGCTCGATGAAATCTACAAACTCAGAGAGGAACAAGAACGCCAAGCAGAAGCTGCTCTTATGCGTTTACGTAATGAACAACGTTCTCGTGGTATCGGTGTTCCTACTTATGATTTGGTTAATAATCCAAAAGACGTTCCAATGGCTGGTCCTCAAACAGCACCTAGTGCTCCAGTAGAGGATACAACTAGTGATAACGTTCCTGTAGTTCAATACAGATTGGATGACCCTCTATATGACCCTACAGCAGTACATAGTGTAACTCGTGATATTAATGATTCTTATCCATATCCTACACCACATGTACCTGACTTGAAATACTTAGGCGTTCATGTAGATGAAACTAATACTGGTACAATCTTACCTGTAGCACCAGCTCCTACCCCAGGACATGTTACTCCACCTGTGAGTCCAACACCTGGACATGGAACTAGTGGTACAGCAACTCCTGTATCTCCTACACCAAGTAGCGGTACAGGTTCTACAACTACACCAGTAACACCTGGTAGCTCTTCTGGCACAGGTAGCACAGGTACAACTCCTGTATCTCCAAGTCCAGCTACTCCAACACCTGGTTCAGCAGTAACTCCTGCTACACCAAACCCTACTACAGGTACAGGCTCTAGTACTACTAGTCCAGTAACTCCAAGTAGCGGTACTACCCATACACCTTCCCAAGGTCAAGGTGGTAGTGGCACACCTGTAGCTCCTACTATTGGTACAACAGTTCCTGTTACACCTGGTAGTACAGCTACACCATCCCCAACACCTGGAGCACCTACGACTACACCAATTGTAGCTCCTCCAAGTGTTCCAGTAACACCAGCACCTACACCAGTTAACGGTTTAAGTGCTAATGGTGCTATTGACTTATTTACTAAGCTTAATAAAATTATCAGTGACAAGTTAGCAGGTCACACTATTGCAACTACTGCATTTGATGCTATTACACCTGAATATACAACTACAGCAAGCGATCAAGTTTCCAAGCACGACTTTAATAGTGCATTGGCAGCTTTGAGCACTACACTTGCTAATATTCATGGTGGTACAGCACCATCTATCACAGTAACTGAAGATGCTAACCCTGTAGACCACGTTATTGTGGATAACTTAATTGCTACCGTTAAAACAATGGTATCTTAATAACTATTATGAAATAATTTAGATTTGTAAATTTTAAAATCTATGAAACAAATCTATAATTATATACTATATCTGTGTATAGGGAAATTCCCTATACACGGTATGGTACTCATACTTTTATTCTACGTTTGATTATAGGAGGAAACAATATGTATAATCAAAACCCTGGATTTGCAAATCCAACATTCAACACTGCTCAAATGCCTGTAGGAAATTACGCACCTGTAACACCTACAGATCCAATGACTCAGGCAGACCGTGAGTTGTTGAAACCTCAACAAAAAGCATCTTTCTCTTTGGAAATTCCACCAGAAAAAGAAGCGTGGGCAAAGTGTCCACATAAAGACCACACTGGCTTCTTAACTGTAGCTGATGGTAAAGGTTGGGTACGTTGTACACAATGTGGTGAACGTATTCCTACAACACCTTACAGTGATGAAGAAGTTCAAAATGCAGTGCGCACAATGCGCCACATTTGGCAACAAATCAAATTGTTCAGCATTACATTGCCAGCTGAAATCAACACTGAATTCATGATGAGCTTACCAATTGCTGAAAAATCTCTTGATTTGTACCACTTGGCATTCAAGAACTTTGATGATGTATCTCGTGGTATGAGCCGTGCTCAAAATGTACAACCTCAACAAGCTGTACGTCCAGATGCATTCACATCTTTCGACAATATCTTGAACGGTAATGTACAACCAGCATATGCTAACCCTTGGGGTGCACAAGCTAACCCTAACTTCTACAACATGGCCAATGGTGGTTATTACAATGCACAAACTATGAATGGTCAAATGCCTGTACAAACAATGCCTCAACAACAATGGCAACAACAAAACCAAGCACCATTCGGTTATAATGCACAACCACCAATGCAAGGTATGCCTAACCAAGGTCAAGGTCAAATGATGAACCAACAACAGCAACAACAAATGATGGGCGGTCAAGCATTTAACCCACAAGCACAAATGCAACAACCACCTGTATCTCCAGTACAACAATTGCAAAACCAACAAGCAATGGTAGCGAATGCTAACCCATTCAATGCTAATGCTTCCGTAGGTGCAACTGTTCCTGGTCCAGCTGTAGCAGCTCCACAAAAGGAAACTATTACAACTGACACAATCAGCTTAGGCTAATTATAAATAAAGACAACCCCATAGGAGTACATCTCCTATGGGGAATCTTTTATTTTTACTGAGGTGATAAAAATGGCTAATGATTGTTATCAAAACGTAGCATTCTATTCTCCTGTAAGAGAGGAGATAGAGATACTTAGAGATAAATTGATATCTCTATATAATGATAAGAAAATCTGGCTACCATATGTTCTTAAAGACTTAGGATTATGGGAAACAGAAGAAGACTTTGCTAAATTATCTGATGACTGTGAAGATGGGACCACATTACGTGGTGAAATGGTATGGCCACCAGATGATAATGAAATTTGGTCTACTACTTTACCTGATGGTACTCTTGCATGGTATTTCCAAACAGAGTATTGTAATAAGTGGACCTATATTACTACAGGGTTTAATATTCTGATAGATAAGATAGTTCCTAATAGTAGTATTAAGTTTGTCTACTATGCAGAAGAACCTGGCTTTGCTATATATGATACTAATGATAAAGACCATATTATCTTTGATGATACAGTGAATGTAGACTTTGGCTGGAGTAAAACAGAAGAGGGTAAAGATAAACCAGAATACTTTAGTATATGTGATAATATGTATTATCCACAAACTTATAAAGACGTACCTAAGTATTTGAATGACGTCCTTAGAGACGAATTCAATATCAAAGACGTTAAACCATTCGTACCATCAATGTTTTGTAAACCTGGTGAATCCATAGAAACAAGCTTTATGGAGTATATCGAAGAAGAGCTTGGGGGTACCATTGAATGGTGCAATATACAGCCTTTCAATTATGTAGACTGATTCAGAAAGCCCCAGTAATGGGGCTTTTACAATATGTATTTTTTAAACAAAGATTAACAGTTAACTGAGAGGTGATAAAATGGCCAAAATAACAAAAGAGATGCAAGATAATATTGCCAATTATGGTGATGACTTTTTAACTCTTACTCCAACTGAAGGCGTACGACAGAATATTGGTACTTACCTAGGTTACTCTGGTAACCGAGGATTTATTAATATGATTAGGGAAATCTTTCAGAACTCAGCCGATGAGTTGATGAAGAAAGATTCTCCATGTGATGAAATTTGGGTATACTATGATGAGAGAAATCACGAAGTTACCATACAAGATAACGGTCGTGGTATTCCATTTGACATTATGGTTACTGCATTTACTAGTCAAAATACGTCAACCAACTATGAAAAGAAACCAGGTGCTTTCTCATCTGGTCGACATGGTTTAGGTTCTAAAGCTACGAGTGCATGTAGTGAGCACTTTGTAGTTAAATCTTATCGTCTAGGTAAAGGACAAGAGATGTCTTTATACTTAGGTGACCCTGAAACTGCCAAGGTTAAGTCTATCCCTAATAAGGATAACTACCAAGGTACAATTATTACATTTAACCCTATCCATACTATGCCAACTAAGAAACAAGGTTACAACGGTTATCAAGCTGGTAAAGTTATTATGGGTGAAATCACTACAACTTGGCAAGATGTATTAGACTTATTAGAAAGTCTAATACCTTTACTTGATATTGGTGCTAAAGTAAACTACTTTGGTACTGATGCTAATGGTAAATGCCATAAAGTACGTATTGTGAACGATAAAGGTATTGCTGGTATCCTAGATTCCTTAGCAACTAAACCTATGATTGCTCCAATACATATCTCCAAGCTTAAAGAAGATGGACAGATGAAAGCTGATATCTTATTTACTTTTGATAGTACAAAAGCAGATGATATCTTTGCTGGTTATGCAAACTTCTGTCCTACACCTAGCGGAACTCATATTAAGGGTTTCGTTGAAGGGCTTACCAAATTCTTTAGAGATTATATGAATAAATACTTCTTAGGTAAGAATTCAAAACTAAAGATTACAAATGCTGATATTCTCAGTGGACTATGCTGTGTAAACTCTGTATATCACTTATATCCAGAATTTACAGGACAAGCAAAGGAAATCATTTCTAATGAAGACCTAGTCCCTTTTGTTAAAGATATCACGATAGACGGTTTAGACCAATGGGCTAAGACCTCTTCGTCGGATCTACAAAAACTTTGTAAATACTTTAAAGAAGTAGCAGAACTTCGTACGAAAAATGAAGCAGGACGTGTCCGTATTCAGGTTAAGAACGCTTCAGCTATTACCGGTCTTCCAGCTAAGTTTGTAAGACCTAAAGGTAAGAAGCATAACGAACTATTCATCGTAGAAGGTGACTCTGCTGCTGGTAATGCTCGTAATAGACGTGACAATGATTCCCAAGGTATCTTCCCTATTCGTGGTAAAATCATTAGTGCTTTAGCTAAGAAAAAAGAAGATGTACTTAAGAATGAAGAAGTTGCATCTATCATTTCTATTATTGGTGCAGGTTATGGTAAAAACTTTGATATTAGTAAGTGTAATTGGGAACGTGTAGTAATCTGTACAGATGCTGACCCTGATGGTGCACATATCCGTACATTGTTATTATCGTTCTTCTTATTATACATGGAACCATTAGTATTAGATGGTCGTGTATATGCATCTGTACCACCTTTATATGGCGGTAAGATTGATGGTAGGAACTTTAAATACTTCACTGACCGTACAGAGTACAATGCATACTTACAGAAACAATTTTCAAAGAACCATAAAGTAACCTTACCTGGTAAGGTGAACTTTACCAATAATCAATTAATCAAGCTATTGAATTCTACAGAATTCTATATTGAACGTTTAGAGTCTGCAGCGAATTCATTCGCCATCAATCCGTATTTATTGGAAGAAATTTTGTTATATGTGGGTAAAGGCCTATCATTCAGCCAATTCAAATCTAAGATTACAAAGAATCATAAGTATTTGGAATGTAAGAATGATAAAGGCAACTGGACTATTACTGGTCTTTATGAAGATAACAAGTACCAAACTATATACATCAATGACCGCTTATTAAGCTTCTTTGAAACAATGCATTATAAATTGGTAACTGATATCATTAGTTCTCAACCTAGCCATTATGTAGTTGATGGTGCGACTATGTCCTTATATGGCTTATTGAATAAGTTTAAGGAACTAGCACCAAAGAACATCACTCGTTTCAAAGGTCTAGGGGAAATGAACGAAGACCAATTGTATGATACAGTAATCGGTAAAGATAAAGAAAGGGTTCTCGAACAATACACAGTGGAAGATATCAAATATGAAATTGCTAAGATTCGTGAAATCGATTCTAGTAAGATGGACCTAATTGCAGGGTTAGATATCTCCAATTACATTTTCTAGGAGAGAACTGCCATGATCATATATTATGCAGATACACAAGATGGGCGGTTAGCTGCCCATCTAATACTTCAGAACCCGGAGAAAGTTCTGATTGATGAAGAAAAAAGATTAGACCCTGAATATTGTCTATTAAATGACATTAATGATTCTAAGGATATTAAGCTTCTACCATATATATTTAAACCTAATGCTACTGTATTAGATAGAGCCAATGAAGACGAAGCTATTATATGCGTTGGTATTGGGTTTAATATAAATAATGCGGTATCTTTACATAGATTCAATGCAGTGGTGAATAAAGCTAGACGAGTGGTATTTATAGATTACTTACCAAAGTCTAAGATTTTAATAGAAAAGTATAAAGACAATGAGAAGATAGACTTTCATTACTATGAGTACGAGTGTCTATCTAGTATTGTCTGGTATATTATTATGGGTAAGAATGAAAGCATTCCACTTATCAATGGTATTAACCAATACACCCATAAGCCTATTCCTGATATCAAGGCTATTTATCAAAAGATGTATATAGCGACTTTATTTAGTGATCCTCAGGACGTTGTATGGGATAATCTCATGAACGAAACAGAAGAGGAAGCTAAGTATCGATATAAGACTATTGCATATGCATATGATTATATGAAACAACGATTACAGATTGATATTGACCGTGGAGTATACTATTCTTATATTGGAGATCTTAAAGTAAGATGTATGAGCGTTCAAGATGCTGAATATATTCCATCGGTCTTATATCATAAATCTTTAGTAACTATAAACTGGATATATGATGGTGATAGCTATCTATATAAAGTTTATGCTGATTTTGATGATTTTAATTGTGCGGAATTTGCAGCTAAGTTTAACGGTACTGGAACGAAACACTATGGAGTGTTCAGATCGGATGACTTATTGTTATATCCACATAATAGATCTCGGAGGAACTGATGGCGAGAAAATTCCACTTAGTGTCCACAGCACCTGAGGGCACATTACTACCAAAACGTTCAACTAAGCATTCTGCTGGTTATGACTTCTTCTCTCCTGTAGATGCAGAAATCATGCCAGGTGCAACTCTTAATATCCGTACAGATATTAAAGTTGAAATGAATGAAGATGAAGTATTACTAATCCTACCACGTAGTAGTTATGGTTACAAATATCAAATGTCTTTAGTCACGACTGTTTCTGTAATTGACTCTGATTACTTTGATAACGAATCCAATGAAGGTAATATTGCTATTAAGATTAAAAACAATGGCACAGAACCTTTATATCTTACAAAAGATGAAGCATTTGCTCAAGGTATCTTTGTTAAGTATTTGACTACAGATGATGATGATGTAACTGAAGTACGTACTGGTGGCATTGGTAGCACTACTAAGAATTAATTGAAAGGTAAAGACAATGAGAAACTATATTAAACCTAACAAACCTGCAACTAAATTATTTGAACTTACTCTTCCTGTAACTTACAGTGGTAAACTATCCAACGAAGTAACTGATTGGTTAGTTAATACTTTAGAAACAGGTGAAATCTTCGATATGGTCGAAGTAAATGTATTTGGTAAACGTAACGTATTTACTCAAAACAAGGAAGCTCTTGGTTCTGTAATCGTTGGTTCTGTAAAAGAATCTGGTTTCAAAGATAATATGCTAAGCATTACTATCCTAACTGGTGAACGTAACTATGAAATCATTAAGAATATGAAACAAGCCGATGCGTTTGTATTCGTACGTCCTAATAACAAGGGTGGTTACAAAATCACTAAGATTAATATTAACGAAATCCAATAGTCTATATAGCCACTATGGTAAATTAAGACCATAGTGGCTTCCTATTCATATCCCAATATGTCAAACTGGGAAACTAAAAATTTACCAAACGAAAAACATACATATAGACTGGAGGGATATACTTGGCACAAGAAATTAAAGTAAATACGCTAGATAAATTTAGAGAGGACCTGAAGCTATATGCTATTTATATAGCCAAGCACAGGTCTGTACCTGATTTTCGGGATGGTCTTAAAGATGTACAACGTAAGATTCTATATTCGATGTATGCAGACTTTCCACAAAATACAAATAGAACTTTTAAATCTGCAGGTATCGTTGGTGAGGTAATGAAATCTTATCATCCACACGGCGATAGTGCAATTTATCAATCTATTAAACCAATGGTTAACTGGTTCGAATGTAATGTACCGTTAATCAGAAAGCAAGGTAACTTTGGTAACTTCCAAGGTGATGGTCCAGCTGCTGCTCGTTATACAGAAGTAGCATTAGCTGACTTTGCTAAAGAAGCTTTACTAGATGAATTAGATGGTGTAAATGGTTCTCCAAACATCGTTGACTGGAGTCCGACATTTGATAATAGTAAAGTAGAACCTGACTTCTTACCTGCAAAGATTCCATTATTATTAATCAATGGTATCTTCGGTATTGCTGTAGGGTTTAGACCTGAAGTTCCACCACATAACTTAGGTGAGGTTATTGATGCAACTATTAAGCTATTAGACAATCCTAATGCTCACGTTGTATTGATTCCTGATCATAATATGCCATGTGATATTATCGAAACAGATTTCAAGAAGATTAGTAATAATGGTTTTGGATCTTATCGTGTACGTGGTCATATTGATATTGGTACTTATGATAAGAAACCTGCATTATTCATTCATAGTGTACCTAACTCAGTATACTTAGGTACTATTACTGATAATATTG